TTTTAATGCTAACGCTTTTCTAGTGGGTCTACCTTTTTTATCTTTTAATGGTCCAGGCATACCTGACATTCTTGCACAAAAACTTTTTCTTCTTGCTTTTTCTTTTGGTGTTAAATTTTTCTTTTTAGTTACTGGTGCTTGTAAATTACTTCCTGTAGCTCTGTTATATTTTTTGCGTCCTTTAGCCGTCAGCCCTCCTTTTTTAGACTTCTCCCCTCTTCCAACTGATAAACTGACTCCTTTTTTACGTGGCATTACTTTCCTACCTTCGCTTGTGCTTTTTTATGAGCAATAGTAAATGAATCTCCTGCTCTCATACGTCTTTTCATAAATTCCATGTGTGCAGGACTATGATGCTCTGAATGTTCTTTGAGCTTGTTCTTTTGGCGAGTGGTTAGTTTCATTTCTTTTTACGTTTTTTCTTTTTGGAACGTAATTTTTTAAGATCAGCAGCCGTAATCTTATCTCTTGGAGGTGCAACAGCAGCTAATTTGCGTTGTTTTCCAGAATAAGATCCTTTTGGCATTGTTTTTGACCTTTATATAACTATATTACCGTTAAATATGTGATTTTCACTTATTTTTTCTTCTTTTTTCGTCTATGTTGATATGTTATTTTTTTGCTACTTGTTTTTTCTCTCTTAAATCTAGCTTTTTCGGCTGCTGTCATCTCTCCTGCTGTCTTAGGTGTCTTACTTGAGACACGTTTGCTTGGTCTACAGGCAGGATAGCCACGTTTTTCACCTTTTGAACGACCACAAGGCTTACCAGTTTTTACATCAATCCAATTTTCTTCAAACCAGCGTGTTAAACCACCTTTGGCTCTTGGATTTGGTTTACTTTTTCTTCTTTGTGGCACTTTTCTTCTCCACTCTATAAGTTCCACCACGCTTTTTGTATTCTCGGACTAACCAAGCATTAGCGTAGGCAGAAGGATAAACAGCAAACTTTCGTTTAGCTTCAGCTTTTACTCTAGCGTAAAGTGC